TTAGCTGTCGCCGGTCAACCAGGGGGCAACCGGCAGGTTCTTTTCTTTAAGCATATCAATGTCCATCAACTTGCTAAAGTATTTTTGCGCCGTATCGCACAGAACCGTGACAATCGTATGACCGGGGCCCATTTCCTTCGCCATGCGGATGGCGCCGGCCACATTGATGCCGGTGGAGAGACCAAGTTGCAGCCCTTCATGAATATTGAGGTCATAGAGGACGTTAAGCGCTTCCACATCGTCGATCTGGAACGGCAGGTCGATATCAAGCCCTTCCAGGTTGGCGGTGATGCGGCCCTGGCCGATCCCTTCGGTGATCGAGCTGCCCTCGGACTTCATCTCGCCATTCTTGTAGTAGTTATAGAGCGCCGCGCCCATCGGGTCGGCGAGGCCGATCTTGATATTCGGGTTCTTCGCCCGGAGCGCTATCGCCACGCCCGCCAATGTGCCGCCGCTGCCGACGGCGCAGATAAAGCCGTCGACCTTGCCGTCGGTCTGTTCCCAGATTTCCGGGCCCGTGGTGTCGATATGGCCCTGACGGTTGGCGACGTTATCAAACTGGTTGGCCCAGATGACGCCGGCATTATTGGTTTTCGCCATTTCCTCTGCCAATCTGCCGGAATATTTGATATAATTATCCGGATCCTTGTAGGGCTTGGCCGGGACGAGGCGTAAATCCGCGCCGCAATAGCGGAGCAGGGCCTTTTTCTCCTCGGTCTGGGTTTCCGGCATGACAATAATCGTTTTATACCCTTTTGCATTGGCCACCAGGGCAAGGCCGATGCCTGTATTCCCCGCGGTTCCCTCGACGATCAGGCCGCCAGGCTTCAGAAGGCCTTTCTCCTCCGCATCCTTGACGATGGCCAGGGCGGCGCGATCCTTCACCGACCCGCCGGGATTGAGGAATTCAGCCTTGCCGTATATGTCACAGCCGGTGGCTTCCGAGGCGGCGGTCAGGCGGATGAGAGGCGTGTTGCCAATGCTGTCGATAAAGTCTTTGCGGATTTCCATGGGGGACTCTGTAGTTTGTCGTTAATACCAGCGTATTTATGTTAATCTGGCAATTTACATGCGTAGCGTCAAGCGCTGTCGATGAATTAAATGGCTGTTCCCAAAATTGCCGGAAGCAAGAGCAGGCAAGCATCGCCTGAACGCCATCCATTGACGTAATATTAGGAATGTATTATACTATAAATAGAATTAATACTTATATTAGATGTAATTATAAATTTTATGTCGTGTGAATCTGTACTTTAAACAAAATTTTCGACAGAAATTATCCTCCCCTTCAGGCGCATCTTTTCGGCGTTCCATGCGAACTGCCTGCGCGACCGCATTTCCGACTTCTCCAAAGGCACCACTGGAACGGCAGAATGCCCTCAGTGGCTGGATTAATACTAACGCTATAAACCAGCTATTTCAGATTGAGAGGAAATATGACATCCAAATTGATTGGCGCTCGTAAATTGCGGGACAACCCCATAACGCAGAATTTGACGGATCGCATGGTTGTTTCGGCCAGCGGCGGTATGGGCCCCTCTTGGCGATCCGCCCGGAATAATCCTTCGGCCAGAATGAGAACGTCTAATGGCAGGGCGGGGGAACCGCGCTTGTTCGCTCTGTTGACAGAGGACCAGATTCGGATCGCGGAAAGAATTGCGCGCGGCTTTCATCTGCGGACGGCGGGTCTCGGGATGCGGACACAAACCTACCGGTGGCAACCGACGAGCACAGGCAACGCAGAAGATTGGCAGTTTGATTTGATGCGTCGCTTTACGCTGTGGGCGGTTGCGGTACAGGAGGCCGGGCTTTCGCTCGCCGCCGTGCTTGATGTGCTTGTTTTCGGGAACAGCTGTCGGGCCGTTGACCGGGCGCGGCGTAAGCGAAATGGATATGTGCGGGCGCAGATTATGGAAGCCCTGGAGCTTTACGAGAAACTATAAAAAACATCCTCAGATAGAAAATGATTGACAATTGGGGAACATTACCTTACACTAATTGTCACAGTCGGAAAATGGGCCCATGGAAATCAAAGCATTTCTGTGGGCCTTTCTTTTTGGAAAAATAGTCAATTAAAACAACGTCTGTTCCCTGAAAATTCTGATACATAACTTTCGTAATTCTAGATTACCTAGCCCGAAATAGTCTCCGGGCCGGGCGGTATCGGATAGGGTAAACACCTAAAGATAGAAACATATAGTGATCGTTGAAAAATGAGGCCTCCGGTATGACAACTATCGAGCTGTTGAAATCTGCCCTGCATAACAAGATCTGGCGCCGCAATGTCGCCCTGCCGCTGCTGGAGGAAATCAAGCAGGCCGGGCGGATCAATGACATAGTTGCGCTGCTCGGATCCGTCTTCCTGAAGAAGGAGGAAGAGACCGTCCGCCGCTTCGTTGCCGATGTCTTTGCCGGGGAAATTCTGGAAATCGCCGACAATGCCAATGACAATGACGCGGAAAAGGAGGCGCGGGAGGATATCGCCCGCTCCAAGCTCCGGATCGATACGCGCAAATGGCTGATGGCGCATTTCGCGCCGGCGCAATATGGGGACGGGGCGGCCAATGACAAGGGCAAGCGCAGCTTCCCCGTGCCCCGTCTGTACCTGCCGGAAAATGGCCGTGATTAGACCCCAGCCCGGCCCGCAGGAAATGTTTCTTGGCACTTCCGCCGATATCGCCATCTATGGCGGCGCGGCGGGCGGCGGCAAGAGCTTTGCCCTGTTGATGGAACCGCTCCGTCATATGGTGCATGGGGAGTTCAAGGCCGTAATCTTCCGCCGCACCTCGAAACAGGTGAAGAATGAGGGCGGGCTGTGGGATGCCTCCGCCGCGCTATACGGCACCCTTGGTGGGCAGGCGAAGGAGAGCGAGCTCAGCTGGAAGTTCCCGAGCGGGGCGTCAATCAGCTTCGGCCATCTGGAGCATGAGAAGAACAAATATGACTGGCAGGGATCGGAACTTGCCTTCATCGGCTTTGACGAACTGACCCATTTTACCGAGAGCCAGTTCTTCTACCTGTTGAGCCGGAACCGCTCCACCGGGCGGGCGCGGCCCTATGTGCGGGCGACCTGTAACCCGGATGCGGATAGCTGGGTCGCTGATTTTATCCTCTGGTGGATCGACCCGGCGACGGGCTATCCGATTTCCAGCCGCTCCGGCGTCTTGCGCTGGTTCGTCCGGGAGGACGACAGCCTGATCTGGGGCGATGACAAACGGGCGCTGGAGGCAGCGCATCCCGGGAAGATCGCCAAATCCGTGACCTTTATCGCCGCCTCTATTGAAGATAACCAAATCCTGATGGAGCGGGACCCGGGCTATCGTGCCAATCTTGCCGCTCTCTCCACGGTGGATCGGGAACGGCTGCTGAAGGGGAACTGGAACATCCGCCCGGCGGCCGGCGCCTATTTTCGCCGAAGCTGGTTCCCCGTTGTGGCGGCGGCACCGGTGGAGGCCCGCCGGGTGCGGGGCTGGGATCTGGCGGCCAGCCATATGGAACCGGGGACCTCTCCCGACTGGACCGTCGGGGCGCGGCTTGCCCGGGACACCAGCGGGGTGTTTTATGTAGAACATGTAGAGCGGCTGCGGGGCACCCCGAACGAGGTCGAACGCGCCATCCGTAATCTCGCCATGAGTGACGGGCGGGAGACGGAAATCGCCCTGCCGCAGGATCCGGGGCAGGCTGGTAAGGCGCAAGTTCAGGCCCTCGTTCGTCTGCTCGCGGGCTTCCGGGTAAAAAGCCAGCCCGTCACCGGCAGCAAGATTGTCCGCGCGATGCCCTTCTCGTCACAGGCCGAGGCGGGCAATGTCCGACTTGTGGCGGGGCCATGGAACGGGGACTTCCTCAATGAACTCGAGAATTTCCCGACCGGTCGTCATGATGATCAGGTCGATGCGGTCTGCGAGGCGTTTCACGCTCTCACCCAAGTTTCACAGAAATCACAACAGGATATGTACTCATGAACGATCCTTCCACCTCCTCACAGCTGTATGACACGATGGCGCTGCGCTGGGCACTGCCGAAGGCGCTGATGGGCGGCACGCTGGCCATGCGGGCCGCGGGCACGCGATACCTGCCGCGTCATCCGGCGGAGAACAGCGCCATCTATACGGAGCGGGCGAGCCGGACTGTGCTGCGCAATCATTTCCGCCGTACGGTGAGCCGCCTGGTCGGCCGCATCTTTGCCGAACCGTTGATCCTTTCCGACGATATGCCGGAGGAGATGGTCAGCATTTTGCGCAATATCGATCTAGTCGGGCGCGGCCTCAATGTCTTCGCCCGCGACTGGTTTGAGGATGCGCTGGTCTTCGGTCTCTCGCATGTGCTGGTGGATTTCCCGGCGGCGGTGGACGGCCAGTCGCTCGCCGAGGAGCGGGAGCAGGGCGCACGGCCCTATGCGGTCCATGTCCGCGCCGATCAGCTGATCGCAGCGCAGTGGGATGTCCGGGGCGGCGACAAGGTGCTCACGCAGATCCGCATCCGCGAGAAGGCGTTGCGCTATCACGGCTATGAGGAGCGGGAGGAGGAACAGATCCGCGTAATCGAGCCGGACCGCTGGCGTCTCTATCGGCAGGACAAGAAGGGCGTCTGGCAGGAGGCGGAAGCAGGAGAGAATACCTTGGGCCGTATTCCGCTCGTCACCCTATACACCGCGCGGACAGGATTTTTGCAGGCCGAGCCGCCGCTTGAGGATCTCGCCTTTTTGAATTTAGAGCATTACCAGATCCGCTCCGATCAGCGGAACGCGCTCAATGTCGCGTCCTTCCCGATCCTTGCCGCCTCTGGCTACAACCCGGAGATTGACGGCCCGATTGAGGTGGGCCCCAATAAGGTGCTGACCACCAGCGAGAGCGAGGGCAAATATTACTATGTCGAAAGCTCCGGCGCGGCGCTGGAGGCGGGGGCGAAAGAACTGGAAGCGCTGGAAAAAGCGATGCTGCTTTTCGGGTTGCAGTTTGAAACCCCGAAGGAACGGGAGACGGCGACCGGCCGCGCGCTGGATGCCGCTGATGCGCTCTCGCCGCTGTCGGCCATGGCGATGAATCTGGAGGATAGCCTCAACACCCTGCTGTCGTTGTTCGCCGCCTGGATGGAGATGCCACTCACCGGCAGCATTGCAGTTGCGTCGAAGTCTGGCGCGGCGCAGGCGAGCGAGCGTGATCTCGACTTCCTGCTTGAGGCGCGCCGCCTCGGCGATGTAAGCGCGGAGGAACTGATCCGCGAGGCAAAGGCGCGCGGGCTTCTTGGCGACAGCTTACAGGCGAACGCCGCCGCCGACTAGCGCCGACACGATTTGATCTTTTAATTTGCAGGGCCCCGTTTCGGGGCTTTTTTAATGAGGTTTTCCATGTTTGACTTTCCCAATGACGTGACCGACTTGAGCGAGGTGCCGGAAGCCTATCGCAGCCTTTACCAACCGGGGGAGGAGGGGTTTACCCTCGACCCTCATCTGGCGGAAAAGCTGGATGTGTCCGGTCTTTTGTCGGCACTGGAGAAGGAGCGCGGCAATGCGCAAAATTTCGAGAAGGAACTGAAGGCCTGGCAGACGCTCGGCCCCGATCCGGAGACTGCCTGGGCGAATAAGCAGAAGGCGCTTACTGCAGAATTCACGGAACAGTTCGATGCGATTATCGAGGCGAAGGACGCGGAGATTACCCGCCTGAAGGAACTGAACGCCGAGTTCCTGATCACCACCCGCGCGACGGAGGCGCTTTTGAAAGCCGGCGGCAGCGTCGAGCTTCTGATGCCGCACTTACGCGCCGCGATCATGCTGGTGGAGGAAGAGGGTATTCCGGCCTTGCGCGTGATTGATACGGACGGCTCCCTCCGCGAGACGGCGGAAGGGGTGGCCCTGACCGTCGAGGATTTGGTGGCGGAGATGCGCAGCTCCCCGGTCTTTGCCCGTGCCTTCAACCCGACCGGCAACAAGGGCAGCGGCATGGACCCGAGCGGGGTTCCCGTCAACCGCGCCACTGTCAGCGGACAGAACCAGTGGGCGCTCAACGCCCGGATCGAGGATATCGCCGCCGGGAAGGTGTCGGTCTCGATGTAGTGAACCAAGTCCGCGGGATGCGGCAGGGCCCGGGACGGGTCTGCAATAACCCCTTAATCCCTTATTCTGGAGATAAAGAAAATGGCAAATGATATTTCGGCCGCCATGCCGAAGATCCTTGCGCGCGGCCTGATGGCCCTGCGCGAACAGACCGTGATGCCCCGTCTTGTGAATGGCGATTTCAGTGCCGAGGCGGCGCAGAAGGGCGACACCATCGATGTGATCCTGCCGTCCGACCTGACAGCGGATGACGTGACGCCCGGCACCACCCCGCCGACACCGACCAGCTCAACGCTTGAGAAGGTGCAGATCGAGCTTAACAACTGGAAGAAGGCGGACTTCTATCTCACCGACAAGGAGATGATGGAGGTGGAAGCGCGGGAGAATTTCATGCCCGTGCAGGCAAGCGCGGCCATTCGGGCTCTTGCGAACGCGGTCAATCAGTCGATCCATGCGAAATATACCGGCATCTACGGCCTGGTCGGCACGGCGGGCACGACGCCCTTTGCGTCGGATGCCAGCGATGCGACGGCCGCCAGAAAGCTGCTGCTGGAGCAGAAGGCCCCGAAAGAGTTCCGCTATGGCGTACTCGATTTCGATGCGGAATCCAACGCGCTCGATCTTGCAGCCTTCGCCGATGCGGACCGCGCGGGCAGCAGCTCCGCCAAGATCGAGGGCGAGATCGGCCGCAAATATGGTATCGACTGGTACAGCGATGATCACGTGGCCACCCATGTCACGGGGGCGGAAGGAACGCCGCTCGTCAAGGGCGCATCCCAGACCGGCACCAGCCTGATCGCCGATGGCTTTACGACCAAGCCGTCCGTTGGCGATATCTTCACCATAGATGGCGATACGCAGCAATATGTGGTGCAGGCCGCAACGGATTTGTCGGGCACGGAATCGACCCTGACCATCGCCCCGGCGATTAGTTCCGCGCCAGCCGACAACGCGGCGATGACCTTCGTCGATGATCATGTGGTTAATCTCGTGTTCAACCGCGATGCCTTTGCCTTCGCCAACCGTCCGCTGGCCCACAGCACGCAGGACATGGGGCTGGGTAGCCAGATCCTGTCGATGACCGATCCGGTGACCGGTATCTCGCTCCGCCTTGAGGTGGCGCGCCAGTACAAGCAGGTCGTCTGGGAGTTCGACATTCTCTGGGGTGTCGCGCTGGTCCGGCCCGAGCTGGCGGTCCGTCTCGCCGGCTGACCGGAACGGGGAGTGGTGCGAAACATCACCGCTCCCTTTTTCTTATGTGATCTAGCAGGAAAAAATCCATGACCTTGATAACCGAAACCGGCATCGGCGTTGCCGGGGCAACGACGTATGTGTCCCTCGACGAGGCGGACAGCCATTTCACTGCCCTTGCCAATGATGACTGGACCAGCGCCACGGACGGCCAGCGCGAACTTGCCCTGATCCGGGCGGCCCTGCATATCGACAGCTATCTCTATCCCGGCACGATCCTCGATTGGGATCAGGGCCTGAAATGGCCGCGAAGTGGCGCCTATGACCGCGACGGGCGGGCAATGACCGGCATCCCTCATGCGCTTCGCACCGCGACGTTGGAGCTTGCGGATATCTTTCTGCGCGATCCCAACGGCCTCGATGACCGGCAGATAACGAGGCAGAAAATCGGCCCCATTGAGGTGACGTATGAGGAAGGCAAAAAGCGCATGAGCTTCGTCTTTCGCCTGCTGCAACAGATCGGGGCGCGCGCCCAGGACAGCCAGATGGTGAGGGGGTAGATCGATGCGGAATGAGACAATCCGGCAGATGGTGCGCGATCTTTTCGATACCATCGGCGAGGTGGCCGTGAGCGCCACACTCCGCCAAAAGGCCCAAAGCGCGTATGAGCCCGGCAGCGGCGCGAGTGAGACAACAACCGACACCACCATCCGACTGGTGCGGACGGAGAAAAGCCTCGCGGATTCTCAGAATGCGGCGGGCACGCCAATAAACCCCGCGCTCCATCACGCCCTGATCGAATGCGAGGACGTGACACCGAAAGCGGATGACGACCTGATCATCGGATCTTCGACTTTCACCCTGCTGCAGGCGGTTGCCGTCGATACCGGTGCGGGCATTCTTTACGAGGTGAGCTATCAATGAGCTATCGCAAAATTCAGGCGGCGCTGGATGCGCGGCTTCAGGCTTATGAGTCTGACGATGTGGCCTTTCCGGGTGCGCCTTATTACCCCACCCACGGCACGGCCTATCTGGAAGTTCAGTTTCTACCCGCCCCGGCGGAGGGAATTTTCCTCGGTTCCGGCGCGGTGGAACTGCATACGGGCGAGTATCGCATCACCGTGCATGACGCCGACATGACCGCCGCGCAGAGCCGCATCGATGCCCTTCGTGCCCATTTTGACAAGGGCCGGGTGCTGACCTTCGACAGCCTCGATGTGTATCTCGACGGGGCGTCCCTCGGTGCCAATGAGGGAAATCTCAAGAAAGTCGCCCTGCCGCTCAGCATTTCCTGGCGCAGCTATTTTTAAGGAGCGAAATCCATGACTTTTGCCACCGGAGCCCGGCACGGGCTGAGTTATATCGCCGAAGAAACCTTCGGCACGACGCCGTCCTCCCCGGACATGACGGCGATCCGCCATACGGCTTGTAGCCTCGGCCTCTCCAAGACGACGCTGGAAAGCGCGGAAATCAGGAGCGACCGGCAGATAGCTCATCTGCTACACGGGCAAAAGACCGTCTCTGGCACGATCGAGACGGAGCTTTCCTATGGCGCGTTCGATGACCTGCTCGCCGCTGTGATGCAGTCAAGCTGGGCATCGGATGTGTTAAAGGCGGGGGCGAGCCAGCCGAGCTTCACTTTTGAGCGGACGTTCGCCGATATCGGGCAGTATCAGTTGTTGACCGGCTGCGTGATCGACCGCCTGCGCCTCAACGTCCGGCCCGACCGGCTAATCACCGGCACGTTCGGCGTGATCGGCAAATCCTCCGCGATCAGTTCCTCTTCCGCGGATGGCAGCCCGATGGCCGCCGCCGCTAATGACCCGATGGACAGTTTCTCCGGCTCGCTGGAAGAGGGGGGCAGCAGCATCGGTATTGTTGTCGGGCTGGATCTCACCATCGATAACGCCCTGGAGCAGGCCTTCGTCATTGGAGAGGATGAGGCAAGCTGCCTCCTCGCCGGGCAATCGCGTATTACCGGGGAGATCACCACCTATTTCGAGGATGCGGCGCTGCTCAACAAATTTGCCGCCCGCACCGAGAGCAGCCTCACCCTGACCTGCAGCGGGGACGGCGGCAGCCTGGAATTTAACCTCCCGCGGATTGTCTACACCGGGGCGGAGAACCCGGCTCTCGGCGCGGGGCCAATCACCCTCTCGCTGCCCTTCACCGCATTCTACGACACGGATGAGGCGACCAATCTCAAGATCACCCGGACAGCCGCTTAAGAGGTATAATATGCCAAAGAATGTATTTGATGTCGCGGCCTTCGATCTGAAGGCCCGGTCGGAGGCGGGAGCGCCGCTCACCCTCCGTCATCCGAAAACGGGAGAATCGCTTCCCGCCGTTATCTGGCTGCAGGGGGAGGATGCGGAAACTTACCGCAAATGTCTCCGCGCGCAGATCGACCAGCAAATCGCGGAGCGGAAGCTGGAGCTGACCGCGGCGGAGCTGGAGGAGCGGTTGATCGAACGACTTGCCGCCATCACGCTCCGCTTCGAGAATATCGAGTTCGATGGTGTGAGTTACGACACTACGCCCGCCAATGTCATGAAACTCTATCGGGAGCATCTCTGGATACGGGAGCAGGTTGCCGCCTTCGTGGAGGACCGGGCCAATTTTTTGCCCTGACCGCCGCCCGGCTGAAGGACTGGGCGGCGCATCAGTTTCATCTGGCGGAGGAGGTGGGGCCGGGGATCACCCGTGCCGCCGCACTGCGTCAGATGGCGAAGGCAACGGGTCGGAAGATAGCGGAGACAGAAACGCCCGCACCGCCGCCTTCCTGCCTTGCTCATGTATGGAGCTGGTTTATGGCACTTTTGCCCCTCCATGCGGCGGGGGTTCTGCCGCGCCCGGCATCAATTGCGGCGGATATCGAGGCGCGCTTCGGCCTTCCCCCCACGGGGTTTGAGATCGCGCTCCTCCTCGATCTCTTCGCGCTCTGGCAGCGGAAAGCTGCGATGCACAACAAGGATAAGGAAAATGGCAAATACCAGTGATTTATCCGCCCTCGGCGGACTGGATGGGCTGCTCAGAAGTCTCGATACGCTCAGCGACAAGACCCGCAAGGCAGAAAAAGAAGCCGCGCGCCTGACGCAGCAGTTTTCCGGCTTGCAAAACGGGCTTGCCAGCTCAAGCGGGACGGGCGGCTTCGTTGATGATCTGAACGCGGGACTTGCGACCGCGAAAGAAGAAATGACTAATTTCGCGGAGATTTCGGGAAAGGTCGCGGCGGGTATCGGCTCCGCGTTCGAGAAACTGCTCCTGTCGGGCAAGGATTTCAAGACGGTCCTGCAAGGGCTGGAAGCCGACCTCATTCGCCTCGGCACAAAGACCTTCACCTCAGCGGCAGGGCAGAGCCTTGGCGGTTCTGGCGGACTGTTCGGTGAACTTGCGGGCGCTTTCTTCGGCGGTGGCGGTTCATCGCTCACCAGCCTGATCCCCGGCTTTTCGACCGGCGGGCAGTTCACCGTCGGCGGCGCGACA